ACAAGTTGTTTTTACACAACCCATTAATAGACTACTTATTGCTAGTAGGATTAATATTCGGGTCATTCCACTCCATAATCTGGTCTAGTTTGATTCGTATTGCGTCAGGATCCAGACCTAGTTCCTGAAGTTCTTTAGTACCCATTTGTCTAAAAAATTCTTCATAATCTCTATTCTTTAAATCTCTTTTACCTAATTTATTAAAAAAGTCTTTATAAACTTTTTGCTTATTTCGGTAGTCTTTCGCTCTAGCTTTTGCGTTAGTAGCCTCTTTTTGCCAATTTTTTTGACGTTTGATACTTTTCGTTTCCTCGTCTTTGATTTTTTGTTTTTCTGCTCTCTCATTTTTCCAAGTCCTCAATGATATATTGGCAGCTATCAATAACAATACTGCTAATGGGTCAAATACAAATATTAATACCATTATGGCATATCTTACTGCCTCGTCAAAATGGTCTTTTGCATTTTCACCATATATTAATTCTGCAATATACTTTAACGGACCAACCTCTGCCTCTATTTTTTGTTGGTCTAATTCTATGATAGATTTTTCTTTATATAATTCTGAAATTTTATTTGTGCTAGTTTTAATTTCTAGTTTTAATAGTTCTCGTTCTTCTTCTTGTTTACGTCTCTCTTTTAAACCTCTTGTTGCATATTCATTATTTAAATATACTTCAATTGATTTATCTAATTGTAATAATGTTTTTTCTGCACGTTCTATATTACGTTCTTCTTGTTGTATCTGTTTATCAATTAAAGTAGTTTGTATTTCAAAATTTGCTTGAGGCTGTACACTATCTAGGTGTGCCTTTGACAAGAAACCAAAAATACCCATAGACGTAATAAAAATTAAAACAATAACAGCACTTGTTAAATATGCTTTTATTGTTTTAGGTACAAGTGAATTTCTCCAGTTGTTATACAACCAACTGGCGGCTACAAGTTTGCCTACTTCTAATGCACTACCCATAGCAATAATAGGTACATATGCACCGGCAAATATAGTTGCAAGACCTATAATAGAATACCCAGCGGCGATTATAGATATAGATATTGCACTAATAAAAGTTAAAAATATTGTAAACATAGTATTATTTATTGTTCTCGGAAACAACCTTATCTATTTTTGACATCATATTAATAACTCTCAAAGCATAATCTTCCGTTGTAGAAAACGCTTTTAGTGTATTAATTAGTTTTTTAGAATCTAATTCTTGATTACTTGCCCACATTTTTGCTCTTAATTTTCTAAAGTCTTCATATGCTGGGTGTTCATTTAGCAATCTAATATATTCTTTTACACTATCACATTTAGTTTCAAATACTCTAACTCCCCAACCTTGCCATTTCTCTACACCTAATGGTAATAAATGTGGTGCTGTTGATTTAAATACTCTGATACCAAACAAGTTGTTTGCCTCTTTAGCAAATCTTGATTTACCCCAACCTGATTCTAATACTGCTTGACCTATTAACATTTCAATAGGTACTCTTCTATCTGCTGGTGTTGTAAAGTTTATATAATCAACACAATACTCAACTGATTTAACAAACTCATAATTTGTTTTGTATCTCATTTCTGGTGGATATAAACCAAGAGATTGTGCCCAAGCTGTATGCTCTTTTCTTAAATCTTCGTTTACCCATTTTTTTGCTAATGGGTTTGGATAAAAAGTTCCTATACCGTAAACGACCACTAACGTTATCAATACATAAAAAACTCTTTTTGACCATAGCCATATTTTCTTACTCATATTTTTTTCTGTTGGTTTGATGTTCTCTATTTTATTCTTTTTTCTCATACATTACCTTTTGATTGCAATATATTCAAAACCTGTGATTTCATATGGTTCTTGCTCACCATACTCTGACCAACTACCAACTTTAATAGGTTTCATACGTTTTTGTAAGAACATAATGTTAGGATTATTATTCATAATCTTATTCATCTTCTTAAATATTTTTTCTGATTGTTTTTCAGTAAAGTTATTCATAACATCTGTTGCCCAATTACCAGTATAATAGGTAATTTTCTTCTCTTTGTTATTCTCAAACTTTTCTAGGCTGATTGGCACTTGATTTATTATGTGCTTAAGATGGTGGTCTAGTTCTTTCGTCTTTCTCATTATATAATCCTCTCACTTTAGTTAGATTTATAAACCTAGACCAAGGGTCTTGGCTTTCTTTTCAAACGACCAGAATAACTTGTTATGATTTCCTGTGTCGCCCAAATTTTGCATTTGATACAGGTGTACCATTTCGTGGCACAATGTATCAAGAAAGTATTGAAAGCTTGGATACTTCGGTAACATTTCGAGTCTATATATTCTCGTACCTTTTCTCTTCCACTCCAATATGTTAACTTGACCAACACATTTTTGTCTAGCCAAGTCTTTAATTTCAATTTCGTTAAATGGTGATAGTTTGTTACCAAACATACCCTCATTGATGTATTTAAAATATTGTTTGATTGCTTTGTAGGTAGTTTTGTATTGTCTCTCGCCAGAGGCATTTACACCTCTCTTGATGAGTTTTTTGACTTTGAGTTTTTTACTTGTGAGTTTTGGCATTTATTATTCTTTACATTCATAGGAGCCACCTTCAAGTAATTTACATTTGTATATTTTATCAGCGTTTTGTCTCATTTCAGAAGCAATACCCTCTAAAATATTTGGTAGATGTTTTTGTAATACAAAAGTCATTTCAGTAGCAAAATTATATGTCAACTTTTGCAACTCTGCTTCAAGTACAGAGGTATCTACATTACCACCATTAACTTTAGTTTGTATTATATGACCTATAACTGCTGTGTTATAGTCATCTGCTTTTACTGATTTTGAGAAGGCCGATAGACCTAACCACAATATCGCCAGTAAAAATATCACTTTTTTCATAATGTATCTCTCCTATATTATATTTATAGGTGTAGTATATACTACCAACAGCGACAAGGCAAGCACTTTTTTAATAAAAAAAGCGTTAAAAATCAATGTTTTTTTGATTTTATGTTCTATTTTTGTTCTGGTTTTGTGTAATTTTCATTCCAACCAAACGCTTCCTTGACTACCGAATCACTCAATCCTTTATATACTTTGTTCAACTTCTTGTCTTTCATATCAAGTAATACCTGAGCCTCTTCTTTATGAAGACCCTCTAGTATCTGTATATACATTGTTTCTTTTTGAGTTTTTGTGGTATCCGGGTCTGCACCATCAACAAAATGCCACAATCTTTTAGCTTCATTCTCTAAAAGTGTGTGTTCAGTTCCTTTTGGTGCTTCGTTAGCCATATAAGGTGGTGTACCACTTGGTAATGCCCATTTGATATTAGGGTCAAACGCACCTTTTAAAATCATTCTTAAAGATTGACTATCATATTCTTTTAAAACAGCAATCTTCTTTGCTTTGTCTTTAGCGTTGTTAACTTTAGTTAGAATTTCTGAAATCATTAATTGACCAGAACCTACGATACCTTGTCCTGCGTCCATAGCTGCTTTAGGCATAATACCTAATCTTTGCTGGTGTTGTGATTCCATAATCTGTTTATCATTTTCTGCCATAATTTTCTCCAATTCGTATAACTATTTATACTTATTTAGGTACTTCTTCTTGTACCATTTATAAAATGCCTTATCAGTAAATATTTCAGCGACCTCACTTGCTGGTACCTGGTCACTTCTTATACAATCAGCTAGAGATTGATACTCATATGTATCTACTTTTCTGGTCATTGTCTTACCTTTACTTGCCTCTGCTAATGTCATTACAAATCTATCGTTTTTTTCTCTAGTATTTTCTGACAATATGTTTTCTTAATTCTTTTACAAAAAACTCCAACTTATCTATTGCTGAAATCAATGTAGGGTCTGTAATATATTTAGTCTGGTCTCTTAATTCATTATATTCTTTTAATGATATTCTGACCATTGGACTTAAATCTGTACTCGCTTCGTTTTCCCAAGTCTTATCTGTTTCGTTTGTATCTATATCTTTTTCATTAGTTACCATAAAAACCTTTTTGTTGACCAATTACGAAAACAGGGGCCTTTAGGGCCCCTGTCTCCTATCGTTTAATTATGCCGAATAAGCAGTTTGCTTACCGAACACAGCATTGATACCAGCAGCGATAATCGCTTTTGATGGTGTACCAACTCTGTAAGAAACGCCTTTTGAAGACCTATTTTCATAAATCATCATACCTTCGTTTCTTAATTTCATCACCATAGAAGCTGGTGATTTAAGGTCGTATGTGTTTCTCAAAGATTTCCAAGAAACTTCCGTACCTCTATTGAAAAGGTTTCTTACCTTTTCAGTTTTTGATAGCTTAGTTCTAGCCATTGTTGTATCTCCTTCATTAAAGATATTATTTAAAAAGTTAAACATTATTGTTTACCTTACCTTTCTCTAGTGTTATGGTCAC